GGAGCAGCGCCCGGTCTGGGCATGGGTGCGGGATCTCCGGGCGGTGGAGGCATGAGGCCCGCGCTCGCGCTCCTGAGCCTCCTGCTGCTCGCGGCGCCCGTCATGGCCCAGCCCAAGTACAACGGGCAGTGGACGGTCGGCGACTTTCGCGGATGGCCCGAGGCGACGCAGGCGGGCTACGTGCTGGGCTGGCGCGAGCAGTCCGCGCTGCTGAGCACGCGCTGCGAGCGGAACGTGACCAATGGGGAGTACGTGGCCGCGATCAGGTACGAGACGCGGTTGGCCGAGACGGACCGGCTGAGCCTGACCATGCTCGCGCTCGAGATCCGCAACGGCTGCCGGACCGGGGGAGGGACGCGATGATCGAGACCAGGCGGTTGCACACGCCCAGCTTCGAGAATCACGAGCTTCCCGAGGGCTACGGCGCGTGTCTGGACTGCCAGAACCTCATCTCCGCTGATCAGCTCTTCGAGGAAGAGTGCCCAGCCAGGCGCGGCGATGACACATCCCGCTAGCTGTGGGCACTGCGCGGCTCTAAGAGGTCGGCCTCTCTCTGCCGGGCACCGTGAGCGGATCGGGGCTGGGGTACGGAACGCCAGAGCGCAGCACGCTGCTGCATTCGAGACCCACGTCATCACGGAGCCCAATTCTGGGTGCTGGATCTGGATCGGCGCGAGGCATTCGGCAGGATACGGCATTTACGGCAGGCGCGGATATGCGCATCGCGTGTCTTACGAGAGGGAGCGCGGCCCGATTCCAGGCGGCTTAGAGATCGACCATCTCTGCCGCAACCGCGCCTGCGTGAACCCCAGCCATCTTGAGCCCGTCACGCGTTTGGTCAACCACATGCGCAGCATGCATGAAAGCGCGGTCTCGGCCCGAGCGAATCAGTGTAAGCGCGGTCACCCGCTGACCGGCGGCAATGTCTACGTGCGGCGAGACAACGGCCGACGCCAATGCATCGCGTGCGGGAATCAGGCGCGCGCCCGAAGGAGAGCCGCATGAGCCCCGCTGAGACGGTCCCGTGCGAATGCACCGAGCCGAGCCATGGAGCCCGGCCCTGCGTGCCGGTGCCCGCGCAGCACGTCCGGTATCAGGTCCGCGTCGGGCCGGAGAACCAGGGCGTCGTGCGGCTCTGCGCGCATTGCTACGTGAACGGGCACCTCGCCCGGAACGAATATCGCTGGCGTGGCCAGCAGAAAGCAGGACAGACGACATGAACGGCGACACCGACCGTCCGGACATCATCGACGAGGCCCCACTCGACCTCGTCATCACCGACGACTTCATTAAGCGGCTGGAGATCGCGGCCGAGCTCTACCAGAAGCGCTATCTCCCGCTCGCCATCAAGCTCACGAACGAGGGGGACTGGATCAAGCACGAGAGCCGGGGCATCGCCCGGTACTCCCTCCAAGCCTCCGGGGCCGAGAAGCTCGCCAACCCCTTCGGCATCGTGTGGGACCGGCCCGTCGTGACCAAGCACGACCGCGAGGATGCGGAGGGCAAGTTCTACGAGTACGAGGTGGAGGGGATCATGAAGGCCGGCGCGCTGAAGCGCTGGGGCTGGTTCACCGGCAACTGCTCGAGCCGGGACCAATTCTTCAACGCCCGCGGTAAGTACGACGAGGGCGACATCCGGAAGGCCGCATTCAGTAACTTCCTCGTCAATGGCATCGCCCGGCTGATCGGCATCCGCAATCCTACCCCAACCATGTTGCAGGGGGCCGGGCTCGACGTGACCAAGATCACGGCCCCGGACTACTCGGGCCAGAGCTCGCGGCGGGCCGAACAGTCGCACGACGCCATCTCGGAGGCCCAGGCCAAGCGCTTCTGGGCCATCTCTCGCGGCAAGGGCTGGACTCAGGAGCAGATCCGGGTGCTGCTCGAAGGGTTCGAGATCGCGTCCAGCAGCGAGATCCCCCGGAGCAAGTACGAGGCCCTCTGCAAGATCGTGGACGCGCCCGTGCCCGCCGAGATCGTCACCGAGGCCAAGAACCGCGAGGCCGGCGCGAAGGCCGGAGCCCCAGCATGAGCGTCAAGGATCTCTGCGCCGAGATCGAGCGGCGCCGGCTGGAGGCGCTTGAGCGGAAGACTGGCGCCTACCCGCGCAACAACCCGATCGCGTCGGACCTTGGGCCGTGCGCTCGGGAGATGGCGCTCTCCATCCTGCACTGGCAGGAGCGGCCGGCGTTCCCGCCGGACCTGCAAGCGCGGTTCGCCCGCGGCAACCTGATCGAGGACGCCGTGCTGCGCGAGCTGAGCGAACTGGGGTTCACCGTCCGCGTGGAGCGCCGGCCGTTCGAGATCAAGGACAAGAAGGGGCGGCTCCTGCTGCGCGGGCGGATCGACGGGTTCGTGGAGCACGAGGGCCGCGACTACCCGATGGAGGTCAAGAGCCTCGACCCCAACGTCTACCGGCGCATCGCGGCCGTCGAGGACTTCGACAAGTTCGGCTTCATGGCCAAGTACCCGCGCCAGCTCCAGAGCTATTGCTACGCGGAGAACGAGGAGGCCGGGTTCTTTCTGCTCGACGACTGCATGGGGCACTGGAAGCTGATCCCGGTGGCGCTAGACTACCAGATGGTCGAGCGCATCCTGCGCCAGTGTGAGACGGCCGTGGACGCCGTCACGGCAATCCGGGAGTGCGCGCCAGAGGACACGGCGCTCCCGGCTTACCACGAGGATCCGGCCGTGTGCCGGCGCTGCTGGGCGTTCGGGCGTCTCTGCACGCCCCCGGCCGAGTACCACGGGCTTGCCCTGGCCACAGATCCCGAGTTCGAGGCCATCCTGGACCGCCGCGGGGAGGTGGAGGCGGCCCACCGGGAGTACGACGCCCTGGACAAGGCCGTGAAGGAGCGCGTGGCGGGCAAGGACGGCTTGGTGGTAGGCAACTGGCTCATCCAGGGCAAGGAGGTGTCGCGCAAGGGCTACGAGGTGAAGCCCTCGACCTACTGGCAATCGAAGATCCTAGCTATCACCCCGAAGGACCAGCCGGCCTAAGTGTGCCACGCATTCGCACGCTCAAGCCAGAGTCGTTGCAGCACCGGAAGGTGGGGCGGTTGTCGGACCGTGCCTTTCGGCTGTGGATCGGGATGCTGACGCAGGCCGACGACGAGGGGCGGCTAGTGGCCGACCTCGAGCAGCTCCGGGTGCTCGTCTTCGGCTACCAACCGAAGGTGCTGACTCGACACGTCGCGGCGGCTCGCGACGAACTGCGCGAGGTTGGACTCGTCCGCGTCTACCGGGTCGAGGGCACGGAGTACGCGGAATTTCCGTCCTGGCAGGACCATCAGAGTATCGACCGACCGAAGCGTTCTAAATTACCACCTTACGACGCATCATCGATTGATCGCGACGAATCGCGAGAAGTCGCGACGGATCGTGAAGGATCAAGGATCAAGGAAGGGATCAAGGAAGGGATCAGTATTGGTCCTCGTCCCGAGTCCCCCTGGCCCAGCCCCTCGGCCTTGGTCGAGCTCTACAACGCCAAGGCCCCAGACGAGTGCCCGGCCGTCACGACCCTCAGCCCGAAGCGCCGAACGAACGCGCGCAAGCTCCTAGCCACCTTCCCCGAGCAGGCCTGGTGGGAGCAGGTGTTCACCCAGATGCACGCCAGCCGATTCCTCCGCGGCCTCAAGAACGGGGCTGGGCACGACAAGTGGGTGGCGGACTTCGACTGGCTCCTGGCCGGGAGCAAGAGCGGCGGGACGGAGAATTGCGTGCTGGTGCACGACGGGCGATACCTCGATGGCTAGGACGAAAGCGCCGAGACGGCAGGAGGGCACGCCGGGCTGGGCGATGGTCGCGAGCCTGTCGCCGCACGGCCGATGCCCCACGGACGGCACGACGCTCGAGTCCGGCGGGTTCTGCCGAAAGGGCCAGGGCATCCCGTACTTCACGGAGGACGAGCAAGGGCTCAAGCGACGGGCGTGCGAGTTCGCCTGCCCGATCTGCCGCAAGCTGCTGGACTGGTCCGGGGCCTGCCGAGGGTGCCACGGCACGACGACGGGCCGGCGGAAGGACTGGGCCTTCCCCGGTGACCGCTACGACCGCTTCGCTGATGACGGACTCCAAATCGGCGACGGCCTGCACTGGGTCAAGACGGACGGGCCCCGGATGGCGTGCACGATCGGGATGAACGTGGAGAACGCGGCGATGTTGCAGCGGGTAGCGGGCCGGTTTGCGATCCGGCTCGGGCAGGAGGACGAGTGATGCCCCGCGGCGGCCGGCACCACGAGAAGCCGAGTCCCGCGTGTCCGGGGTGCCGAGGGCGCACGCTCGAGATCACCGGGCCGGTCGAGGAGCTCAAGGGGATGCCGCACGTGCCCGTCCTATGCTCGGGCTGCGGGCGCACGTGGAAGACGCAGAGCGCGCAGATGGTCGCGCGGGTCGAGGGATCCCGATGACCCCCGCTCCGCGGCCCGCGCGGGGGCGGTGAGCATGATCTTCGCCTATGCCGATCCGCCGTATGTCGGGCAGGGGAAACGCTATGTCGAGCGGACCGAAGTGGATCAGTGCGCTCTCGTGGCGCGGCTGGTGGCCGACTATCCGGATGGCTGGGCGCTGTCGCTCAGCTCAACAAGCCTCCAGGAGATTCTCGCCTACTGCCCGGACGATGTGCGGGTCGGGGCGTGGGCCAAGCCCTTTGCGATCTACAAGCCCAACGTTAATCCCGCGTATGCCTGGGAGCCGGTCATCTTCCGTGGCGGGCGGAAGCGTGACCGCACCGAGGTTACGGTGCGCGACTGGTTTAAGCACAACGTCACGCTGAAGACGGGTCTCGTCGGCGCGAAACCGCTCGTGTTCTGCCACTGGATTCTCAGTCTCCTGAACTTTCAACTGGGCGACCGACTCGATGACCTGTACCCCGGCACGAAAACGATGGACATTGCGGTCGGCCAACTGAATCTCCTTGCAAGATCCACCACCCTCACCCCCAGGAGGCCCTCCCATGGCGAAGCGTAAGCTCACGCAGCCGAAGCGCGCGGCTAGCAAAACGACCGTGAACGTCTGGCAGCGCAAAGTGCGGCGCATCGGCGCCCTCCTCAACGCGCTGTATCGCTCCATGGCGCAGGCGCAGCGGCGGTGATGACCGACGACGACGAGGTGCTGGCCTTTCCGTGCGACTGCTCGTGTGCGTGCGGGGTCGGCGTCGCCGACGAGGGGGAGATCTGCGGGCTCTGCGCGACTGGGCGCTGCGCCGACGACCTTGCGGACGACGAGCCATGACCCCGGTGACCCGCCCGCCCGCCACGGGGACGCGGCGCCGCAAGGTGAAATGCAAGCACGCGCCCGCCCCCACCGGCTATCTCGAGTGGCACGCGTGGGCGGACAAGAAGGCCACGACGCATCGCCAGCGCCGCTGCCCCGGGTGCGGGCTGTGGAAGGTATGGGTGCGGAAGTGACGGCGCCGGCCACGGGGACGCTGACGATCCAGCTATGGGTGGCTGGCAAGCTCATCAACCCGCTGAACGCGCGCGGCTACTGGAACGCGATCAAGGAAGGCCTGCGCTGGAAGAAGACCACGCGCCTGGCCTGGATGGAGGCGGGGCAGCCGTCGTGGGACGGGCCCGCCACGTTCGGCATGACCGCGTATGTCGGGCGCCTGTGGGATGACGAGGAAGGACTCGGGGCCTCGCTCAAGTACGTGCGCGATGAGGCCGTGCGCCTGATCCTCGACGGCAACCCGCCGCGGCGACAGGACAAGAACGGGCGGCTCTACGACGCGCCCGCGAACGATGGGCCGGACAGCGGGCACGTGTTCCTGCCGCCGCGCCAGGAAGTCCGGCCCGCGCGCGAGCGTGGCGTGCTGGTGGAAATTTCCCCGCGATGAAGGGGCCAACGTGGCAGCACTGGCTCCTCTTGGCGACTGGCCTGGTCTATCTGGCGGTACTCGTGTGGATGGAGTCAACCCGATGATCCTCCTCCTCCTCGCCCTCCTCCTCCCCGGCTGCGCGCGATGAGGGCGGTGTGAATGCCCACCTTCGGCTCCCTGTTCGCTGGCATAGGAGGCTTGGATCTTGGACTTGAGCGCGCCGGGTGGACGTGCCGATGGCAAGTTGAACGCGATCCGTTCTGTGTGCGTGTGCTCGAAAAGCACTGGCCCGACGTTGCGCGGTATGGAGATATCGTGGCCCTCGATCCTGAACGGCTCGAAGCCGTTGACCTCATCTGCGGCGGCTTCCCCTGTCAGCCCGTCTCCGTCGCTGGCAAGCGGCTCGCCCAAGCCGATGCCCGCTGGCTCTGGCCCGAGTTCAGCCGGATCGTTCGCGCACTACGACCCCGCCTCGTGCTCGTGGAGAACGTCCCAGGTTTGCTTGACGGGGGAATTGGAGACGTTCTTGGAGATTTGGCCACGTGCGGGTTCGATGCGGAATGGGAATGTCTATCAGCGGCAGCCCTTGGTGCGCCGCACGAACGCGACCGAGTCTGGCTTGTGGCTACCAACACCGACGCGCTCGATGGGGGTGCACGGGTGGGGGTTTTCACTGACCACGAAGCGACGCTACGGGCGAGCCAAGATCGAAACCGCGCATCAGTATGGCTGGCGCCCGCCCATGTGCCTGCTCGAGTGGGCCATGGGTCTGCCTGCTGGGTGGACCGACGTCTCCGCACCGAAGCGGTCGGCAATAGCGTCGTCCCGCAAGTCGCGGAGTGGATCGGGCTGCGACTGATGCAGGCACTCCCCGTTTTCGCCCTCGCCCTCACGCTGACCGGCTGCGCCGCCCTCGGCGAGGCGTTCCTGCAGACCGGCGTGATGATCCAGTGTGGGCCGATGCCAACGGGCCCCAGTTCGTGCGTGTCGGCGGCCGCGCCCCCGACGGCGTGGGTGCTGTGGTCGCAGGCGTTCGGGGCCGACCCGGAGTTCGTGGAGGTGTACGCGGCCGGCTCGCCGCACGTCGACGGGGATACGGCGCAGGCGCTCTGCCAGCGGACCGCGTGGGCGCTGACGGAACCGGGGGAGAACCTGCGGTACTTCTGCCGACCGGATGTGCCGATTCCGACCTGCCCAGCCGCGCTGACGCGAGATGCCGAGGTGGCGGATCGGCTGGGGTGCCGGCTGGACGGGGGGACGCGATGATCTTCGCTGATTCGCACGGGTGCGCCCACTGTTACTGCTGCGTGGAACTGGTGAAGCGCGTGCGCATGTGGGCGTGCTGCTCGTGTGGGCGGCGCCGCCGCGTGGCGGTGAAGCGGAAGAAGGAGCGTGACGAATGGCTGAGGGCATGGACCGGGCGATGACTAACCTCAAGACGAGGCTCGCCGCGATCACGGCGCGGTGTACGTGCATGGCGTGTTGTAGGTGCTGCGAACAGCGCGTCCTGCTCGTCCAGGCGCTGACGCGGGCGGTGGCCGCCATGGAGAAGGCGCGCCGCGAGTCCGCGTCGGAGCCCGCGAGCCCGTATGCCCGGGCGGCCACGATCATTCTCAACGAGGCCCTCGCCGTCATCGACCGGCTCGCCGAGGAGGAGGGGTGATGGCGTACTGGATGACGATGGTGACCCTCGCGCTAAGCATCCTGCTCATCGATTTCTTCCTCCGGATGGCTCAGTGATGCGCACGACCCCGGACGCGGCGCGGCGGGTAGTTCCAACGCTCGCCAGTCTACCGCCAGAGATTCGGGATCAGGTGATCATCATGCCTGGCGGGTGCTGGGAATGGACCGGGCGCGAATACTACCAGGGCTACGGGGCGATCTGGTGGAACAAGAAGAAATGCCGAGTGCATCGGGTCGTCTACGAGCTACTCGTCGGTGAGATCGAAGCGGAGACGCTGGATCACCTGTGCCGGAATCGTCGCTGCGTCAACCCTGTCCACCTCGAGCCGGTGTCCAATCATGTCAACACGCTGCGCGGGCGGTCCATCGTCGCCATTAACGCTCGCAAGATGCTCTGCAAGCGCGGCCACCCGCTAGCGGGCGAGAACCTACAGATCGGCAGCTATCGGGGGCGCCCAATGCGTCGGTGTCGAACGTGTCGCGCGGCAGAGTGGGAACGGAGACAGCAGACCAAGGCCCCCACCGGAGGCCACGATGAGCAGTGAGCCGACGTGCGTCATGGATTTCCCAGAGGCCTGGGCGTTCACGTTCGCCTCACACGACAGCGACCATGACCCGCGATGCTCGTGGATTCAAGCCCGGATGTTGTGCGATTGCCAAGTCATCTGGGACGAATATAAGAGACGTAAGGCTGCCCATAACGGAGGCCGCGATGAGCAGCGGTGACCTGACCAAGCACAGATATATCCGACGTGAAGGAGAATACGGTACGTGCGGAGTTTGCGGTGGAGACGCGGAAACCCACGCCTTCGTCCTCTGGGATGCCGTCGAGCACGCCGAGCGGGCGCTGGCGAAGTACATGACTACGCACGAGAAGTGCATCGAGGAGATTCAAGCCGACCAACTCACGCTAGCCGAGCGCGAGAACGAGCTACATGACGCGAAGGACCGCAAGCTCGCCCAGGCCGAGCAGGAGCGGGACCACCTCAAGGTCGATCTCCAGCACCAGTGCGAGGCGAACAATCGGAACTGGACGCACCGCGAGGAGTTAAGCCTCAAGTTGACCCAGGCCGAGCAGCGCATCAAAGACAATGCGCTTGACGCTGCAAATGCTCTAGTCGCTCAGTATCAGGACGGCATCAAGGAAGGCGAGCGACGGGCCGAGCAGCGCGTGCGGGCGCTGGAGGGGGCGCTGAAATATTACGCAGACCGGGCGGCCTGGACGGAAGTCGAGACCACGTTCGCCTATGCGCCGCATGAGTGGGCCTTCGATTGGCCCGGCGACTTCGGCGATCATCCATGGAGCATCGCTGCGGCGGCCCTGCCCCCGGCCGAGGGCGGGGCCGACCGATGAGACCCCCGCGCTGCCAAGCCTGCCACGCCGAGGACTGGATGGGCGAGGTCACGGTCTACCCGCCCACCCGGTTCGATGCCGTCGTCTGGCGTCGCCGCACCCACTGCCGTCACTGCCGCTGGGCGCAAGACGAGCTGCGCGGCCCGCTCCCGCTCGCCATCACCTCGCGCCACCAGCCGATCGACTGGCGCGGTGGTAACCCGTTCGAGGGTACTGATGCTGTGGAGGAGGAGTGATGGTGCTGCGCAGATTGCCGCTCGTCTTCACGCTTCCGGCTGGGGAATTTCGTCTCGTCTATGTCTATCGCCGTGGAACCGAGGTGCTCTACGTCGGCCAGTCGCGCACCGGCCTGAGCCGCCCGTTGAGTGCGGGCCACCATGTCCGCGCCTTCGGGGTTGAGTTGGGCGATGAGATCGATATCTACCGCGTGCCTGACGGGGTGTCGCTGGATGAGGCCGAGGGCGATGCCATTCGGGCCCTGAAGCCCAAGTGGAACAGGGTCACGTTATCGGCGAGCCAGCGCAGCCAAGCCAAGCGGGCGAGACGGACTGGTAAGGCTTTTAAGTTCGTGTCTTCGACCTACCGCGTGGTCGAAGCCACAAGCATTTTAGAACCCTCCGGAGATGTATAGCATGGCCCCTCGAGACTCACGTGAGAAGTCCGCGTCACACAAGGCCAACAAGAGGCTTGACAGGCATACGCCGTGCGACCGTCCCGAGGATCGCCTCTGGTCTATCGATGCCGTCGCCGCGCTCTGCCATCGGAGCGTGCGGACGATCTGGAATATCCTGTCAGAGAAGGCAGCGCTGTTCGATGAGCCACTCTACGACAAGCTGCGGGCCGGCGACGGGAATCAACGCATGTACCGCGTGATCTCGACGCGGGATCTCGGGACGTTCAAGCGGCTGTTCCCGCTCTATCGCCGCAAGCCGCGTGTCAAGAAGAAAAGAGGCTAAGCCATGACAGTTCATCCCTTGACACTTACCGATGCCTCGTAAACCCCGGAAAAGTCGTGCGATGGTCGCGTCAGATTCAACGTTGCCGCGCCTGTGGACCGGCGAGGCGGTGCTGGATCGAGCGCTCGAGATCGCGGGCTTCAAGGCCGAGGATCTCCAGCTCTCGATGCAGCGGATGCGGGAAGGGCTGAGCGCGGACACGCCGGAGATCACGAAGTACGGACGTGATGGCCAGGTACGCGAGGTCATCGAGGGGGGACCGGATCATCCGATCCGACTCAGGGCGGCCGAGAATATCTTCGAGTGGCTCGGGTTCCGCGGGGCTCGCAAGCCCGCCGAGTCCGGCTCCGGCCCCGTCACCCTCAACGTCGTCATCGTCAACGGTGATCCACAACCGCCTGAAGGCAACGGCCGAGCGGTTCGCATCATCGGTGGCAACGGGCACGGCCCGTGAGATCGCCTGCTTCGGGGCCCGCGGGGATGGCAAGAGCTTCGCCGCCCTCTGGGCGATGGTCATGCACGCGGTCGAACATCTCCACGCCGGCTTCCCCCTCCCGATCACGGTCCTCGGTGTCCGCGACACCTTCGCGAATCACAAGCTCACCACCCACAAGTCCCTGACGAACCCGGCCTGGGCTGGGCGCTGGCGCATCCTTGGGGATGGCCACGTGGCCATGTTCAGCATCGATGGCCAGGAGTTCGTCCGGCTCGAGCTGGTCGGGGTCGATAGCCCGCATGATGCCGAGCGCGTACGAACGGAGTGTCACCTGCTCTGGGTGGACGAGCCCGCGCCAGCCATGGCGCTGTCCGGTGGCATCAGCGAGGAGCTCTACGGCATCGCGCTCTCATCGCAGCGCTTGGAGACCCACGCACGCGTCTCGATCCTCACGTCGAACTACCCCGAGGAAGAGCACTGGGTGGCCCAGCGGTTTCACTTCAATCCGGCCGAAGGCACCGCGTGCTTCCGGATCCCGGCCGGGGAGCGGGCGAGCGAGGAGTACCGGCGCGAGCTCGAGGTGGCCTACGCCAACCGCCCGGACCTGAAGCGCCGCTTGGTCTCGGGCCAGTTCGGGGCCGTCATCCTCGGCGAGCAGGTGGCGGTCGGTTTCAACGAGGACGTGCATGCCCCGCGTGGCCTCCGCCTCCGCCCCGACCCGACCGCCACGCTCTGGCTCGGCCAGGACGGTGGCCTCACGCCCACCACGGTCATCGGGCAGCGGCAGGGCAAGCGCGTGCACGTGCTGGGTGCCCTGACCAGTGAGCACGATGGCCTCCGCCAGCACATCCGGGGCCTCGTGATCCCGTGGCTCTCCGAGCACACGCCGTGGGCCCTGGAGAGCGCTGAGGCCATCGTCGTGGCCTATGATCCCTCGCTCGACGCGGACGGGCAGGGTGACACCGAGGCCAACCCGCTCCGCATCATGCGCGCGCTCCTGCCGGCCAAGTACCGGCCCGGCCCGGTGAAGTGGGATCCGCGACGCGAGGCCCTGCTCAACGCCCTCAACGTGATGGACGGGGGACAGCCGGCGCTCGCCATTGACCCCGTGCTGGCCCGTGGGCTCGTCAAGGCCTTGGTGGGCGGCTGGCACTATCCGACCGGGCCCGATGGGCGCGTGCGGCGCGACGAGCCCGTGAAGAACCATCCGCATTCGGACTACGGCGACGCGCTCTGCTACCTGCTCACGGCGATGTCACCAGGCAAGGGCGACCAGCCCCCGCGCAAGCCTCAGGCGGCCCGCACGGCCTTCAATCCCCTGCGCCACAACTGGCCTAGCAAGCACCCAGGTGTGGGCGTGCTGATCCCCTCACGACTGCGGTAGGAGGACACGATGCGCCACGGCCCCGAGCTTCGCATCAGCGGCACGGTCACGACCGTCAACGCCGACACGTCCGTCGTCATCACCCAGGACCGCGAGGAGAGCCAGGACAAGGATACGATGGTCGCGGCCCGCACGGTCACGATCACCGAGGCCGATACCGCGAGCGACCCGACCACCGGCCCCGGTGACCGCTGGGTCGTGGGCGAGAAGGTCGAGGTCTGCGTGCGGAGCCTGGGCGGGGCGTAGGTGGACGATCAGGGTCTCGCGCGCTTCGTGTGGGGGGTCGCGGCGGGCGTGCTGTGCGTTGCCGCGGCGGGGCTGTTGACGGTCGCCGACTGGTGCCGGCGGTGATTGGTCTTCCCCTCCCACTCGTCCCCGGCGCCCGCCTCGAGCTCCAGGGCACCTGCAACCGGTGCGGACAGTGCTGCACGGCCGAGCGGAACGGGCGCCTGCACATCTGCGAGCACCTGCTGGCGAAGATCGAGGGCGGGCGGGTCAAGAGGCTGGGCATGCCCGAGGCCTCGCTCTGTGCGATCTACGAGCAGCGCCACGCGGGCATGCCGCCCATCACGGTCACGATGAAGGACGAGCGCGGCATCGGGCGCTTCCAGGCGCAGTGCTTCAAGGACACGTGGCAGGAGGACTACGTGATCGCGGACCGCGGGATCGGCAAGGGCTGCTCGCTGACCATGCCCGTGACCGAGGGGCGCCTCGTCGCCTTCACCCCGGACCGGAGGGCGTGATGCCCCGGCGCAACTGGCCCAAGGCGACACCGCAGAAGCCCAAGGCGCCAGTGATCCCGTCGCCAGCCCCGGTCCGTGCTGCGGCCCCGCAGCACCGGTCCATTGAGGACATCCGGCGCGACATCGCGAACTCGCCGGCCCAGGCATTGCCGGCCTTGCAGGCGGAACTGATCGCGGCGCTCGACGCCCAGCGACAGGAGGGATAGGCATGCAGGTACTCAGGATCACCACTGCGGCGGTCGTCAGCGCGGCCGGCCCCTTCGCCGTCCGTGGCGTGCGGCTCCGGCACACGGCCGCGGCCACCGCGACCATCGAGGACGGCAACGGGCGTGAGGTCATCTCGCTCGCCATCGTGGCCGATCCCCTCCACGACACCATCATGTTCCCCGCGCCGCTCTGGCTGACGGGGCTCGAAGTGGCGACGCTCAGTGCGGGCGTGCTCTTCGTGTATCTGGACTAGGAGGCCCTATGGAATTCACCGAAGGCGTCGATCAGCACGGGCAGCCGGTCAAGCATCCCCGGCCCCAGCACACGGCCGAGTACCTGAACGGGGTCTACCGCTGCGGCCAGCGCGGCAAGCACGAGGTCCGCATCCACCGCGCGAACTGGCCGCCCCAGCAGCACCCGAACCTCAACGACAAGCCCCACGTCGAGGGCGTGTGCGAGAACTGCGGTGGCAACGTCCAGATATACGACCCGCCCGACCGGAGCATCACCGTCGTGCTGTACGGCGACCCGGCCGACAAGCAGGGGCGCGTGGTCGAGGAGGGCCAGGTGCTCGACGAGGCCGAGGTGCCGGTCGGGGGCGCGGTCGTGGACGAGGAGGAGCGGCCGAGCAGGAAGGGGCGGCGGTGAACGTCACGCTCGTCATCGAAGCGAAGGACGGGCAACTACACGTCCATGGCCCGATCGCGAACACCATCCTGTGCTACGGCCTGCTCGAAGCCGCGCGGGACATCGTCCACGCCCACGCGGCCCAAGCGGCGAGGGATGCGCAGCCGCGCGTCGTGCCCGCCACGGTCCTGCCGCCGAACGGCCAAGGGAGGATCTGATGGCCCGGCGCAAGACGATCGAGGAACTGCTCAAGGAAGCGGAGGAGGGCAAGTCCGGGCGCACGCTCGGCGAGCAGCGGATCAAGGAGCTGGAGAAGGTGCCGGAGTCGGAGAAGGAGCGCGAGGAGCGGGAGCGCAAGAAGAAGAAGCGGGGGTGGTTCTCGGGTCGCCGCGACAAGCGCACGGTGCTGAACGCGTGAACGCGCCGATCCAGCATCCCGCGGTCATCGTGGCCGGGAGCGCCCGGTGTCTCTGGCGCGACCTCGCCGAGTGCCCGCCGGGCCTGCCGGTCATCGCCGTCAACATGGCCGGGCTGGTGCTCCCGAAGGTCGCGCACCTGGCCTCGGCGCATCCCGTGGCTATCGGCCTGATCGCGCAACTGCGTGCTCTCACCCGCCAGAAGCGCCGCCGCGACACGACCCCGCCCGAGGTGCACAGCATCAAGGAGGCACCGGGCGTGACGCGCGTGTGGCCCGAGGTGGAGGGTGGCAGCAGCGCGTTCTTCGCCGTCAGCGTGGCACTGGGCCTGGGCTACGGGCGCGTCATCCTGGCCGGCGTGCCGCTCGACAACTCCGAACGGTTCTACGACGAGCCGGGCGAGGCCTCGACCATGGACTTCGGCGCGATCTACCTCGACCACTGGGTGAAGATGCTGCCCGACCTGAACGGCCGCGTGGTCTCCTGCTCCGGCATGACCAAGACGCTCCTGGGGGGGCTCTGATGGACCACGAGGATCTCGTGACCACCTTCCGAACGCTTCACCTGATGGCCCCACGCTCAGCATCCCGAGAGTCCATCATCCTGTACGAAGCCCGCAACATCGTCGGCGCCGAGCTTGCGATCCGACAGTGGGCCGACGAAGACACGACACGGAGGCCTGGCGAGTCCATCGAGGATATGGAGCGACGCTTGCTCCGTCGAGGAGGCATCGAGGCATGATCCAGCACTGGTGGCGGTCGAGCGAGCAGCGCAGGCCGGACTTCCGTCGGCACTTCTCCACGCCCAAGCCCCCGAAGCCGCCCGCGACCCCCGCGCCCATCGTGGACACGAGCGCGGCCGACGAGGCGGCGGGGAAGGCGAAGCGGCAGGCCAAGCTCAAGCGCGGCCGGGCCAGCACGATCCTCACGAGCCCCGTAGGTGCCCCGCTCGGCGGCGGTCCCGGCTCGCTCGGCGGAGGGATGCAGACCGTCTAGCTAGATGGCCGACACCACCACCGAGACCAAGCCCAAGCGCACGCGCGGCATGAGCCTGCGCCCGCGCGAGAGCGACGCGCCCAACCCGGAGCGCATCTGCAAGCGCGCCGAGGCCCTGCTGCGCAAGCGCGCCAACGTGGACAACCTCCAGCAGGAGCTCGCCGACTACATCATCCCGCGCAAGGCCGTGATCACGGAGCAGCGGAGCGAGGGCGAGGAGCTGACGGAGCGCGTGTGGCGGGCCGTGCCGATCCGGGCGAACGAGCTGCTCGCCGCCCGCATGCAGGGCGCGCTCACCAGCCCCTCGGTCCGGTGGTTCTCGCTCAAGACGCGCGACGACGAGATCAACTCGCTGTACGCGGTCCGGCAATGGCTGAACAAGGTCGAAGACATCCTGTACCTCGCCCTGCGCCAGTCGAACTTCAACCAGGAGATCGGCGAGGTCTACCTCGACCTGGGCGCGTTCGGCATCGGCGCCATGCTCATGGAGGAGAACCCGAAGGAGGCGCCGGGCTTCAACGGCTTCCTCGACGTGGCCCTCGCGCCCGGCACCTACGCAGTCGCGGAAGCCGCCACGGGCGAGGTCAACACGCTCTACCGGTTCGTCACCATGACCGTGGCCCAGTGCGCCGAGCAATTCGGGGCCGACGCCCTGCCAGAGTCGTGGCGTGAGCAACTCCTGCTCGAGCCCGATGCCGACAAGGAGCTGATCCACGCCATCGAGCCCCGGAAGGTGACGAACCCCAAGCGCAAGGACGCGCTCCACCGGCCGTGGACGAGCGTCTGGCTCGCCCGGCAGGAGAAGACGATCCTGGCCGAGTCCGGGTATCACGAGTTCCCCGCGATCGTGCCGCGGTGGTCCAAGACCACGGGCGAGGTCTACGGCCGGGGCCCGGGCCACACCGCACTCCCCGACATTCGCACGCTCAACCGGGTGTGGGAGCTCGGGCTCCAAGCCGCGTCCAAGGCGCTCGACCCGCCGGGCCTCACGTCCTCCGACGCTGGGATCGTTGAGCTCGACCAGCGCCCGGGCATGCAGAACACGGTGGACGGCGACCCCGCCAAGGCGTGGGTGCCACTCGAGTCCGGGGCGAAGTTCGAGGTCGGCAACCTGATGAAGCAGGATCTCGAGAACGAGATCCGCAACACGTTCTACTGGGACCAGCTCCAGCTCTCCTCGGACAAGCAGATGACGCTGGGCGAGGTCCAGCGCCGCCTCGAGATCATGCAGCAGTTCCTGGCCCCCGTGCTCTCGCGCCTGGAGAGCGAGGGGCTGGCCCCGTGCCTCAATCGCAAGTTCAACCTGATGTGGCGCGCGGGCGCGTTCCCCCCTCCGCCCCCGGAGTTGCAAGGGCAGGAGCTCGACATCGAGTACGAGGGCCCGCTGGCCCGGAGCCAGAAGGCCACACGGCTCGCGGGCTTCCAGGAGTTCACGGCCCTGACCGAGCCCATGGTCGCGCGCAACCCGGCCGTGGCCGACAACCTCAACGACGACAAGACCTACCGCGACCTGGGCGAGATCGCGGGTCTCCCCGCCGACTACTTCCGCGACGAGCGCGAGCGCGACGGCATGCGCCAGCAGCGGGCCCAGCAGGAGCAGGTGCAGCAGAAGATGGCGGTCGCCCAGCAGGCGGCGGAGATGGGCGGCAAACTCGCGCCGATGATCAAGGCGGGGCAGGGGGCGCCAGGTGGCGGCGGTGCGCCCGAGGGCATGGACATCGAGGCGATGCTCGCCGAGGTGACTGGCGGGCAGGGGGGGCCACCGGCGTGAGCACCAAGCCCGAGCTCTACCGCGAGGTCTTCAACTCCCCGGCCGGCCGCGAGGTCTTCGCCGACATCTGCGGATACGTCGAACGCATGAACGTGTCCGAGCCCGGCTCGGCCGGTAAGCTCATCGCCCACATCGCCCGGATGAAGGACCAGCCCGCGGCCGCGGCCCCCAAGCCGCGCGTCGTCCGGGCGTCAGGAGGACGGATCGCCCATGGCTGACGAGACCACCGAGACCGTAGACCA